GATGTTTCTAAAGCTGATGTAACACTTCCTTTTAACGAACATATCAAATTAAAAACTAGAACCGGACACCAGATATTATTACATAATACTGAAGATTTAATTTATATAGGTAATGCACAAGGCAGTGCTTGGATTGAACTTACAGGTAATGGTAAGATAGATATTTACGCTAATGACAGTATAAACATTAGAACTGAAACAGACCTTAATATAACAGCTGACAGAGACATCAATATTAGATCAGGAAGAGACTTTAACTTAACAACAGGTAGAGATAAAAAAGTTCATGTTGGAGTAAACAATGATGTTATTATCGCAAACAATGACACAAAAAATGTTGGAGTAAATCAAGACCTTAGAGTAAGTGGTGCTAGACAAAAAGCAATAGGCGCCGACGAAGACGTTCAAATAGCAGGTACACAAAGATCAACTATATCTGGAGATTATAATTTACAAGTCAGCCAAGACGGACACATTGCTGTAAACGCAAATTTCCACAATAAAGTAGTTGGTGATTATAGACAAACTATAAATGGTGCGTTTAATCTAAACACACTTGGTGATAACAAATTAACTAGCTATGGAAGTACACAAATTAAAAGTTTTTTAAATAATAAATTTGATGCTAATACAGGAAATACAGAAATAAAATCAGGAGTTAATCATCTTGAAACAGCAGGTAATCATATACACATGAATAGTACAATACCAGCAACATCGGCAGACACAGCAGATGTAATTGGTGACACATTTACTAGACCAGTAACTGGTAAATCGTTAGACGACGCTGACGAAGTACGCGACAAGGATAATCAAGTTATTAATGATGCTGATGGAAATCCATTAAGAGTAACAGCAGATGCAACAAGAGCAGTTGAAGCCGCAGAAGCGGCCACTCCTAGACGTGTTCCAAGACACGAACCGTGGGACGGACACGAAAGTTATAATCCAACAGGACATACTCCTGGTTCTACAGAAAGTATTATTCAATCATCTCCTTCTTTAAGGCAGTCATCTCCAACGTTGACCAAAGACTCAGATATGCCAGAACGTAACAGTACTTCTGGTGTGTTTAGAGCAGGAGACTCAGATCCAAAAGTTGTTGAAATAGACAAAGTATTCAAAAGCAACGATGACGGTAAAGTTGGAACACAACCGTTAGAACCAATATCAAGACGAGAGTCACAAAGATTTTTCTTAAGTGAACTTATAAAAGGCTTAGGATTAGATCCTGCTAAAGCATTACAAAGCGGAGCAGTAGAAGGAGGGGCAGGCGAAGCAATAGCTATGGCCATTGCCCAAATTAAAGCAGAAAGTAATTATGAACCGCAAAGCGAAAATTTAAATTATAGTTCTGAAGGATTAAGAGCTACATTTAGAATGTTTAAGAAGCCTGGAGGTTATCAATTATCTGAAGATTTACATAGAAAGCCTGTTGAAATAGGAAGTGTTGTATATGGAAGTAGAATGGGCAATGGCGGACCTGAAACTGGTGATGGCTGGAGATATAGAGGACGTGGATTAATCCAATTAACAGGTACAGATAATTATAAATTATACGGAGGATTTGCTGGAGTAGATATTTACAAAAATCCAGAATTAGCAAATGATCCTAAAGTTGCTTGTAAACTAGCAGTTGCTTATTTGACCAAAGGACCAAAGGCAAGATTTATTACTTGGACTGATACTAATTTTACTAGTTTAGGAAAACAATTTCAAAATGCTGTTGGCTACGCTAATCCGGGAGCAAAGACACCAAAGAGAATAGAAATAGGTAAAGGACTTTGGCAACAAATTAAAAATGGTGATCTAACACCATTAGCTGAGGTGACACCACCAACAGCAATTGATACTGGCCAAGGATCGGCAACAGTAGAAACACCAGGATCAGGAGGACCGTTTTAATGCATAAATTTGTAGTAATGAAAAATAATGAAATGCAAACATATACAGACTATGATGCAATACCTAACGAGTTTGATCATGTAATAGAGTTTTTACCAGAAGTTCCTGAAGGTCCACACACTGAAGAACAACACGAAGAAATAGAACAATGGAATGGAAAATTACAAAAATTAATGGAGATTGAACGTGCCGGCAGTATGTAGAGGTGATAGCGTAGATTCAGATGTAGCACACTGTTCTACACCAAAAAGAGACCAATGTAGTGGTGATGTTTTTCTTAACGGAACCGGAGTATCTCGTCAAGATGATAACAACACTTCTCATTTACTACCAGCTCCTATTTGTCCTAGTCATGCAAAACCTATTACAACAGGTAGTACAGAAGTATTTGCTAACGGCAAAGGCGTAGGAAGAGTTGGTGATGCTATTACGGACTGCACAAGTGTTGCAACAGGAAGTCCTACAGTTTTCGCTGGTCCTTAAAGAAGGTAAATATTAATATGGCAACAGATTTATATAAACAGATTAAAATAACACCTAAGAGAGACAAGAAAAATCCTATTAGGTCAAAAACATATAGAGGCTTCAGCACAGTTAACGCTGAAAATAGCTCATTCCAACAGTTTGATATTTCTTTGATTAAACAGAATTTGCTTAATCATCTTAATATTAGACAAGGAGAAAAGTTATCCGACCCTACATTTGGTTGTATTATCTGGGAAGCATTATATGAACCATTAACAACTAGATTAAAAGACGCAATCACATCTAACGTTACAAATATTGTTAATTACGACCCAAGAACACGAGCTACAGGAGTTCAAGTTTCAGAATACGAAAGCGGACTTCAAATTGAATGTACACTAATGTACCTAGACTATAATATTAGTGAACAACTAAGGTTACAGTTTGACAAAAGTGTTGGGTTAGTGTGACACAATTAACTACTAGTATTATTGTTTATAATAAATACTATAAGCGTTAAAAGAAGGATAACCAATGTCATCAACCGACAGACAAAATAGACTGCTACTTGCAGAAGATTGGCAAAAAGTATACCAGAGCTACCGTAATGCGGAGTTCCGTAGCTACGATTTTGACACACTTAGACGGGCAATGATCACCTATCTAAGACAAAATTACCCAGAAGATTTTAACGACTATGTAGATACATCAGAGTATATCGCTCTTATTGATATGATTGCGTTCTTAGGACAAAATATCAGTTACAGAGTTGACCTAAATGCAAGAGAAAACTTTTTAGAACTAGCTGAACGTAGAGAATCAGTACTGCGTTTAGCACGTATGCTTTCATACAATCCTAAACGTAATCAGGCGGCAAACGGTCTTATTAAATTTGAAACAGTAAGCACTACAGAATCGTTAGTTGATAGTAACGGTAGTAATTTATCAGGACAAACAGTTATTTGGAATGATCCTAGTAACGCAAATTGGGCAGAACAGTTTAGACGTGTTCTTAATGCGGCACTACCTCAAAACGGAACAATAGGTAAGCCTGCTAAGACAGTACCAATTAATGGTGTTATAACACAACAATATAGATTTAATAGTGAAGGATCAGATGTTCCTGTCTTTTCTTTTACTAAGCCAGTAAACGGACAGCCAACACAATTTGAAATGGTGTCAACTGGTATTGACGAAGATCGCAAAGTGATTGCAGAAGAAAATCCAGTACCTGGAACAAGTTTAGCATTTTTATATAGAGAAGACGGTAGAGGTGCAGGAAGTTCAAATACAGGATACTTCTTACACTTTAGACAAGGAAATTTAAAATCCAATGTATTTGACGTTGCAAGTCCAAGTGCAAATCAAAAAATTGCAATTGAAGCACAAAACATTAACGATACAGATGTATGGTTATACTCATTAAACGATTTTGGAATACCGGATAGGATTTGGCAAAAAGTTGATTCATTAGAAGGTAACAATGCAATCTACAATAGTTTGAATAAACGTGTTAGAGATTTTTATGCTGTACAGACTAGAGCAGACGACGAAGTTAGTTTAGTATTTGCAGATGGAACTTTTGGTAATCTACCAGCAGGCCAGTTTAGAGTATATTATAGAACTAGTGCTAATAGATTAATGTCTATTGCACCGAGCGAGTTAACTAGTATTACATTCTCATTACCTTACTCAAGTCAAGCAGGTACAACTGAAACAATGACTATTGGTGTTGAACTTAAAACACCAGTAACTAATGCTACAACTAGCGAGTCATCT